ACTTACATTATTCATCATCTTCTCCTTTAAATCTATCATCAGTATCAATTGGATCAGATTGCATTTCACACATAACCATAATAATCATTTGAGTCAATGCGTGGTGTGTGTGAGGTAAACCACTTTCAGGATCTAGGTCTTCGCCTGAATGAAATGCTAATAGGTGTCTCATAATAGAAGCATAGTGACGTGAATATGGAAACTTATCGAGGTCCATGCGCCAATTGTTTTCACCATATTTCTGAGCACCAAAACCAAAAACCTTAGCAGCCGCAATGATTGCTTCAGGTGGAACTAAATTAATAGGTGGTTTGTCATTATCAAATTTCATATACTCATTTCCTTAAACATTGTTATTATATATTGTGCGATCATCGCCACGTGTATTATAAAAATACTTTATACGTCGTACACCATCGTGGTCAGTTGTCCAGTTATTAGAGAACTTTTCTTGGCATGGTCGTAAGTTTTGACGTATAGTATCAAAAGGTACGACAGCTCGCCAACGAACATCAAAAGTATTTGTATCTAGTTTATTATAACATCCAAAGATGATAATGTCAACACATTTTGGGTACATTCTGCGATTTCTTACTAATTTATTTGCCATATAGTTTGGTATGGTCAACCATTTCTTTTCCATCGATGTTGGTAATTTTCCAGGATCTTGTGAGTTTTTAACCTCAGCTATCCAATCACACCATTTGACATCCCAGTTATGAGTTTCAGGTTTAGTGTAATCAAATTCAGCAGGGTTCATAATAGCACCTTGACGTGCTAAAGCAAACTCTAATATAACACCGGAATATGTATGTGACAAGACGGTTGAATAACTTCTTCCACGTCGACGGTGTGGACACTCGAACATTTCTCGTGCCATAGTTTGAATGTGAAACTCCTCACCCTCGTTTAATTCGAGGATAAGGGGTTCTGGGAGTTTTAGCGGGGTTTGTAAAGAGTCAGACATTGTTATAATGTTTCTTCCAAGTTGAACCTATGGTACCATAACCTGAACCAGACATATATACTTGCCACATAATGCGTGATACCTCACGTGAATTTTTGGCTTTATCTAAATCGTAAATAAGTCTGTTATGTACGACCTTTTTTGTTTTCTTTACATCGATAAGAGAGTTGGCTGCTTCTCGAGCCGCAGACAATTCCATCTTATCTAATTTTTGAAGTATTTCTAAATCCATTATCTATCCCATACATTATTATAACGATTGCGAATATATACATACACATCAGCATGAGTAGCTAATGGAAGAGGCAAACCTTGGTTATACATACGACCATTATGACCTCTTGGTCCACGACCTTGAAGCTTTACATATCTTTGTTTGTCATCAGGGAATGCTGTATTGTTGAGTTTAACGACGGTTCTAAGCCCATCTACGGCCGCTTGATCCTCAGCGATAGGTTTACCTTCAACCATTCTAACTGTAAACTGGTATGAAGTTGAATTTCTGTTTTTTGTAGTATATGTTGTCATAATATAGTTTCCTTATTTGTTGATTCTAATATAACCGATTCGACATCAAATGTCAATAGTTAATTTCATATTAGATCAACTTTTTTCTTAAATACCAGTTCAGCTTCATTCCAAGATGCGAATGAATTACTTGATAATCCATCCAAGTCTTTTATATCTTTAACATAGTTTTGACCATTGGCATATACCATTTCGCCATACATGTATGAATTTTTATTAAAGCCTTCATCATCTTCGTATAATTCGTTTACACAAACATAGCCTTTGTACTGACAAATAAATTCATCAAAACTGGTAAGTGTTCTTATATTATCTACATGATTACCTGTTTCGCTACCAACGGTGCTACACATGGCAAGTGCGTCTTCTACTCGCGAAGCAATTCCGACAGTTTGTGACGGGAATGTATTTGTTTTAACTGTAAACATATTATACTCTTTCAAATTCTTCTACTTCGCGACCTTCTGCGAATAACATTAATTCAACCGCCAATTCACGAGCTTGCTCACGAGTCAAATCTATATGGTTAAAAAAGCCATTTGTTGTAGTAGGCTTTTCCCAACCACGAGGTTTTTTCTGAGTTATTTGAACGCACTGTTTGCGATCTTGTCCACCCCAAAAACGAGTTTGGTTCAATTCAGTAGTTGAAGATAAGTTTGGTACGTTTCGTAAATCTGTTGACATTTGATGATTCCTTTTTTATATCTGTTAATACTAATATAACCGATTCTACATCAAATGTCAATAGCTAATTTGATTTAATTTCAAATTAATCGTAACCAAGTCTAGCTACGGTTTTCATTTCTTCTGCAAGGATTTCTTGTTCACGTATTTTATATGCTTCTTCAAAACCTATGTCAGCATATTGGGATCTTTCGTGGTTTCCCCATAGTCTTTTAAAATAACTATCATAAAGGTATTCAACTACTGAGTCAGGTTCTGACTTTGTAATCAGTTGACCTTTGACCATCCAATTCAAACGGTTGGCTTCTTTACGCACTTCTGGTGAGCACATGGTGGACCTCCTATATAAACATTGTAATATTATTTATTGTTTTGAGGTACTGGAAAACCTCTATGTTAGCGGTAACGATAAAATTTATTTTAAGTTTCGCCTATCCACAAATTAATAGTTACTAAGTTTTTGTCTCTTTTACTTATTGCATAATCTATATTAAGATCAGATAGTGCTTTTCTTAATGCAACTAATTTAGCGGGTTCATGTGGCTTTATCCAAGTTTTTGATGGCTCATCATCCATTATAAAGCTTTCTCTAAATCACCGTGGTTACCTTCATGGCTTGGAGCTACCCAACCCTCTGGTTTAATTAAATCAGGAAGCCCAAAAGGGTTGGGCCGGCCTTCTTTAACACCTACGTCTTTAGCAGCGTTTGCTTCATAAACTTTATTCCAAGCCATATTTGCATCAACACCAAATACGTCGAGAGTACCTAAAGCGAATACACACATATCAATTAGACCATCAACGATTTCTTCAGGATCTTTGGCTTCAATAGCATCCATCGTTTCGTCTAGTTCCTCTTTACACATTGATAATCGAAACTTTAGGTATTTTTCCATT